TAAGTTAAGGCTTCTGCAAGCCTGTTTGCTGCTTGTTTACCGTCACCGCCAAACATTTGACTGCCTACGCCGTACATACTTGCTATTGGTTGTGCAAGTGCGCTTGTTCCAATGTTTAATGCTGTTTCGCCTATGCCAATTGGGTTATATGGCGAAATTTGCGGCTGCATAGGTAGCGGAGGCGTAGGGATAAACTCACCCGTTGGGCTTGCCATTGGCACAGACCGCTGTAAAGCCATTGCTAATCGTTCTGCGTCCGTCATAGCTCACCTATCAAAACGGTTTGTTGTATTGCAAAGTAGCGTTGTAACTAGAACCTTGCAATGGTTTATTAACAGTTCCTGTTAATGTTCCTCCAGCTACTGGATAGGAATAACCAAGACCAACTCCGTTTATGCCTGTGCGACTAAAGCCCGGTGCGTTTACATTTGCGCCCATTACGTTAGCTTGCAGACTTCCTTGACCCATTGGGATGTTTGCACCAATCATTAGCGGAGTTGCGTTAATGCCGCTTTGAAAGTTTTGTTGTGGGGTTAAAAACCCCTCTGGTACACCTCTTGGTACTGGCATATCGGGCATCTGACCCCCTGCGACACGCAAATAATTGCTGATGCTGTCGTTGTTACCTTGTTGACTTAACAATTGAGCTAGTTTTTTAGGATCAAAGTTTTCATCCATAAATCACCTGTTAGCGTCTACGCATCATTTGTGCGTCTTGGTTACTCATTGCGCCCATACCCTGTCCTGCGCCTTGTTGACTAAGGCTGTTGATTGCGCCTTGCAACATTCCTCGACGGTTCATTTGTGGGTTAGTTGGCATATTGCCTGAGTAGCTAGGCTGCGTCATTGGCATCGCATAGTTACCTTGTGGACTGACTACAGGCATATCGCTCTGCATTGGTGTTCCCGCTGCTTGCGGTGTTTGCAGCATATTGTCGTAACTGGGTTGCCTTTGCGCTTCACCCATTGCTGCGCCTTGCATACCGCTTGCCATGCCGCTTTGCATTCTGTCCATATCAGACATTGCGCCTGCACCTTGCATACCTTGCATAGATTTCAAAAACTTCATAGCTTGCTGCTGTTGGAGCATTTGAGCTAGTTTTTCGGGGTTATCCATGTCAATTCCTATTTATGCCTAGCAAAAGAACCGTGGGCTTTGTTTCTAAACGCAACTAAATTTTCTGTTGCATCTTCAATTTTATCAAATTGTCCTATAAAAAAGCTAATGCCGTTGCTCATGCATCGAGCTGTGTATTTTTTTGCTTTTTTACTGTAACTGATGCCTTTTACGCCTGTTGTGTTAGTGCTGCGCTTTTTTTGATTCCATGAATTTTCAACCATTTGCGCTTCACGCAAGTTTTCAATCTGATTGTTTTGTGGGTTTCCGTCTATATGATCTACAAATTTGGGCAAATACCCGTAATGCATTAAATAAATTAATCTATGCGCTTTATACGTCTTTCTTTTGAATCCAACGCAAACATATCCAAGCTTATCAACCCAACCAGACCGTTCTCGTAAAATTCCAGTACCTTTGTTTTTCCAATACAAAATACCATTTCTGTATTCAAAATGAATTTGCAATAACTCTTTTGACAGAATAAACTTATACTTATCCACATCAACTCCTTAACAGTTGGTTGGTTAGAACCCCATTAGCTTTGCACAGCTTTTGGGGTTTATTTAAATGTTTTTAGCTTGTACAGCGTTGAATTTATTAAATCGGCTATTTCGTCAACAATGTTGTTTAATTCTGTGTCTTTCGGCAATTCTGTCCGAATTTCTTTTACAAATGCTTTAAGAGATTTCATGTATTTGACTGGATCATTAGCCAAATGGAAGTCTTTGGGATAGCTTTTAATAACTTCGTAAGCACCCTGATAAGATTCTGCGTACTTATCTGTTAGCTCCACAATTTCATCATAATACTCACCAAGAGCAACATGACAAGCATAGCTGTCTGTCATTAAATGCTGAAAATGCGTATTAGTCGCTGAGTGCAGCAGGGTTGATACAAAAGTAGCTGGATAGTCCATTTACGCCTCGTTTTCAATGGTGGCTACTGTAATTGTACAACCACCACCTTTTTTAATCACCCCCCTGTTAATGTATATGCGGTCAAATTGACTGTCATCGTCAAACAGTCCTGCGTCCTGCAAGCTGTCAAATAGAGCCTTTAGGCGGTTATCTAAATCAATAGCCCGTTTGTCTCTTGGAAATATGGTTATTGATGCACCTAACCGTTCTTGACCAAACTTAGGTAAGTTGTGCGTTGCAACATACTCTTGCACAGCTATTTTGTATTCCCTACCCCCTGCGGAAAGTACCGTTCGCCCCCTGAAGTTGCGCCAGTAGGTGTTCATGCTTGGGGGAAGGGGTAACTCAAGGGTTACAAGCATTTAATCTCCACAAAAACAAGCTATTGCTTCTTCATTCATATCAAACAGTTCTTGTTGCGATAATGCAAATTCTTTTAATTTTGCGTAACTTGGGCGGTCTTTTCTAAACTTTGCTCCATCGCCATATGTTTTGTTGCTTGACTGTGCGTGGTTTTCCATTTTTATCCACCAATCAGCACGTTCTGGCTTTTCCCGTATCAAGCTAATAATTTGATGCGTGGGCTTTAAAAAACATAAATCGCAATTTCCATGCATAGTTACGCCGTTCATGTTTGGCAAACCTAGATCAAACGGTTGCGCTTTCCAAAAGTCACCAACCGTTTCTTTTGTAACCTTTGCTGCTACCAAGGGCGTTCTGCTTCTGTCTATCTTTGCCGCCCTGCGCTGCTCATCATATCTAATGCCAACCCAATCCATGTTTTCATTATGGTCAAAACCTAAACTTTTCAAAAAAGTATGGATTGGACGTATTTTTAACTTTGCTGTGCAAATTCTGGCAACAGGGTTAGGCAAATATAGTGAGCCGTTTTGGTCTATCAATTCAAAAAATGGCGTTCCATCCCTATTTGCCGTTTCAAAATTAACTAATTTCCAACGGTCTGCGGGTTTTTCTGCATATTGGTACTCTATCCAATGTATCTTTACGTTCCAATTCAATTCGCAATCACGCACAAATTTTAAAGTTGCTTCTTCTTCTTTCCCCGTATTGGCAAAACATACAATTGCTTCATCAGGCAACTTTCCGCCATGTGCTTGCAACACTTGGTGCAACATATAACCTGATGTACGACCACCAGAAAAGCTAATACACGTTGGTTCATTAATCAGGTATGGGTTCATAATAATGCCTCAGTCTGTTCAAGCAAATCTTCTTCGGTTACGCCATAACGCTCTGCAAACGCTTTTTTGCCTAACCCATGTACACCAGAGTTACCCGTGTGATGCTCGGGGCATAGCGGTATTACAGGTGCATTTTCACGTTTCATGCCTAACCGTCTGATGTGGTGAATATGTGCGGGTGTTTCCCCATACCCTAAATGTCTGCATAGCGCACAGCCAAGCTCTGCAAGTTTTTCGTAATGCTTGCGTTCCGCTTTCTTCACGTTGTCATCCGTTCTAAGTGTCGGTTGCTTGCTTGCTCTGTGCGGTATGCCTCAAACCTCATCTTAGCCGCTTCGAGCCTCCATCTAAGCGTTTCTGCGTGTTCTACAGCTTCACCAATGGCATTGCATAAGTTTTGATAATCTGCGTGTGCGTAAGCCTCTCTTTCTTGCGCCCCAATTGCAGTTTCGTAGCTTTGTTTCATCAAAATAGCTTTTAAACTGCTTTTATATGCTTCAAGTGAAGCTACTTTACCCTTTGCTTTACCGTATTCCGGTGCATTCTTGTAGATGTAATTGATTGATTCGTGAGGGTCAAAGTCCATTATTTTTCTCTGCAATAATGACTTTTGCTAGCTTGCTACAAGCATCGTCCCACTCTGCGACATCAGGTGCTGCCATTAGTTCTTGCGCCAAAGTTATTAACAAACGGTTTAATTCAGACAATCGTTTAATTTCATCAACTAACGGTTGTTGTTGAGCCGCTACAAAAAAGTCTAGTTGGTTATCCATTGTTGCGCTCCTTTAGTTTGGCTTCAATGGCTCTACCTTTTTCAATATTCCCCAAAAACGGGTCAAAAGCATCAATAATTTCCTCATCCGTCAGCCCGATCCAAGGCTTTTTGTATTCTTGTATATCGTCATCAATCGTCAAACCATTAGGTCTATGCGCCATGTCGGATGTGTCCCATTGCTCTGTTTTCATTAATGCAATAGTCATAGCTTGATCTGCTGCAATAGCTTCCCAATCCGTTGCAGATACGTTTAAAACGCCATTAATGACCATTGCAGCGTGTTTTGCTAGTGGGTAAGGTGTTTCCTTATCTATCTCAATTAATGCGTTGTACGCAATTCTAAGAGCTTCCCGTTCCGTGACAGGTTTAGCTTTCTTTTGTTGTTTGCGTTCCAGCTCGTCCCAAGCTTCATCTTCAGTCATTCTTTTTCCCCATAGCTAGGTCAACTTGTTGGTCAGTCTGTTCCTCAGTCACCATAAAAAGCTGACTTGTGTATTTGTTTAGCCATTTGTAGCGGTTTGCGTCTATTTCTAATTGTTTGACGTATTCCTCAAGTTCGTCAATCTCTTGGTGCGTTAACCATGATTCTCTAAGTTTTTGGATTAGTTTCACGTTCAATCTTCCCGTCTGGATAAAACAAAGTTTTAGCAATTCGACTTGGTGCTGATAAGACTGTCATGCTGCCAGTTCGTGTATGCGTTTTGGGTGTTTTGTATGCAGGTCTGTCAAACTTGTCTATTTTTTCTGGTTTTTTCATTGTGGATTCTTTAAAGGTTAAGATAGCTTAACAGTTATGAAATGATTTGTATACCTTTTATGCCTTTAATCATTTCTTTTATTTTCTTTAAGTTTTCAGCAGCAGCTTGGTCATCAACTTCTGTCTTGTTGTAGCCCATACGAACTTCTACCGTAGGTCTTGGGGCAAGTCTGCATATTTCTTTAAACTTAATTGCGTTTGGCACACGTTCTGGAAGGTTTAACAGCGCAAAGCCAATAGCGTCAGGGTTGTATGCAAAGTCACTTAATTCTTGCGCCCAGACGGTTTTAGCGTTCTCCATGCCTATGTCGTTGCCGTTGTTGTCAATAACGCTGTATTGCCCTGTAAATTCCCTTCCATAGATGCCTTGAAGTCTGGCAAAGATTCGGTCAACCCAAGAGTTTGGTATTGTTTTCATAAAACACCTCCGTAGCAGATTGTTCGCCAAATAAAACTCTAGCTGTAGCATCCTGCCGCATTTGATGCTCTGTTTTCTTGGATTGGTCTTTTAGTACCCATTCAGCTTTAAATCCCGTCCAACCTCTAGCGCAAATTTCTTGCAAAGCGTCATTCAAAGAAATATTAGCTTTTCTTGCTTCACGCTCTATGCCTTTTAAAGCGGTTTCCGTTATTGCGGCTTTCTTTGCTTTTCTTTGCTGAACAAAATCATCCCATACTGATTGCAAAACGCCGTCAGGCGTATGTAGTTTATTTGGTTCTTGTTTAATGGTTAATGGTTTATGGTTATTGGTTAGTTGCACACTCGTTGTACGCTCGTTCAACGGTCGTTCAAGAACCGCATCTTTACTTGCTTTCCTGACCTCTGCACTTTTCTTTCCTGCGGCTGATGCAAACTTTTGTTTGCTTTTATACTCAGCTATTTGCTCGTCTGCTCTCTTATTTATCCAACCTTTTTCGGTCAAAATAAAGTAGTCGTTAAGCACTCGTTCAACGTCCGTTGAACAGTCGTTAAGACCAATAATTATTGAGGGGTTTTCTTGTGGGATAGGTTTTTCATGCAAGTAATACAGGTCTAACAATCGCCTGTAAATCAAGTCTTGCATGGGGGTAAGGTATCGTGTGTGGCTAGCGTAGTCACCGATATTGAATTGATAATAGTGCATAACTAACCTTTAAAAAAAAGGCTTCACCTGAACACGCAATTCCTTTTTTAAGGGAATCTGGCAGGACGAGCCAACACTCGCTGCGTATTCATGTGAAGCCTTGTTGGAATTATCACCCCTGCCAAGGGATGTACAAACTATAAAACTATCTTAAAAAAAAGTAAAGTGAGCTTCGATAAAGCACGATTTCCATTAGACAATTAAACACTAACGTCTAAGAGTGCAGGTGCTTGCCAAAGAACCTTTATTCTAGACGCTTGCATTAAAAAATCAGGACGCTAACACCTGATGCTCACTATTTCAATTCTACCCAAATGTCTTGCCATGTCGAGGGAAACATTTGTTTTCTTGTGTATTTACCGTCACTTAATTTTTCAAGGCTTGCGGCAACAAAAATCAAACGGTCTTGGGGAATGCCGTTTGTGCGCCATTGAGAAACGCTTGGCAACGTAACATTGCAAAGTTTTGCAACTTTTGTTGTGCCGCCCAAAATGTCAATAATTTCGTTAGTATCCATAAAGCTATCTTAACATATTTAACTTGACATGCATATTTAGTTGTCCTAATATTCGTATTAGGCAATTACGCCTACAAAGGAAAAAACATGGACGAACAGAAACAATTTCAAGACGAATACGAACAGCGTTTAGAGGAAGCTCTTAACCAAGTCGAGCAAGGCTTCGTTACAGAAGATTACATGACTATCATCCGTCACGCTTGCGGATTACCCAATGCAGCACCTAAAAACTTACTCCCCCTCGTTTATAACTTTGATGAAATCTTTGGAGCTACAAAATGATTATCACAGGATCAAACTCAGACCGTAAGCAGTTTCAAATTGCACCCGCAGGAACGCATTTAGCTCGTCTTTACCGCATTATCGACTTAGGTACGCAAATGCGTGAGTACGAAGGTAAAGTCACCATGAGTCGCAAAGCAAAATTCTTTTTTGAGCTGCATGGTGAGGACGCTGACGGTAAACCGTTGCTCACATCAGACGGTAAGCCCTTAATTCAGTCCCGTGAGTACACAATAAGCCTCAACGAAAAAGCGAACTTGCGCCGTGATTTAGAGGCTTGGAGGGGTAAGGCATTTAGCGAGGACGAACTTAAAGGTTTTGACATTAGCAACATTCTTGGACACTTTTGTATGGTTAACATTAGCCACCGCCAAAAAGGTGACATGACGTATGCAGACCTTAAAGGTGTTTCTGCTGTACCTAGCATTTACAAGAAACAGGGGTTGCCAGAAGGAATTAACACCACAATGTTGTTTAGCCTTGATAAGTTTGACGAAACTATGTTTGATTCGTTGTCTGAAAACATCAAGGAAACGATTAAAAAGTCACCTGAGTACCGAAGCATAGGTGAGCAATCTAAAGCGTACCAAGAGGCTTCTGGCGGGTCTGTAGCGGATATGGACAATGACATACCGTTTTAAGGAGCTTATCTTGAACCAAACTGAGGAAGCTATTTTGATTAGTTGGCGGCTTCAGCAATGGTACGAAGGCATGGTTCTTGACCAGAGAGCCATGCAAGACGTTCAAGACGCAATTGAAATGCTTAAAACACTATCTAAACAGGTGAATAAATGAATATTCCTACGGATTCTTCAACATATTTAGACCCAAAGACTTTTCTTGGAATGACGTTGCGTGATTATTTTGCTGCTGCTGCAATGCAAGCAATTATGAATTCAAAATTTTATTCTGATATGAGTGACGATATTGGTTGGCAAGAAATTGCTGAATGGCATAATTTAGCAGAGGAATGTTTTGGCGTAGCTGATGCAATGTTAAAAGCGAGAAAAGAAAAAAATGATTGTTAAAACAGCAGATTCAGAGTCAGGACATTGGTATACGCAATCAGGTGAACCAGCGTATCGAATCATTGGGAAAAACGGTGTAGAGCGCAATACACGACTGACTGACGCTAGGGAACGGGGTTTAGTGCCAAGCGTTACGACTATTAGCGGATTGCTTGCAAAGCCCGGTCTGTCCAACTGGTTGCAGCAACAAGTTCTGTTAGCTGCGCTGACGCTACCTAGAGCAGAAGGTGAGTCAGAGGAAAACTGGTTGCAACGTGTGATGTCTGATGCTAAATCTACAGGACGGGAGGCAGCAGACAGAGGTACTAGACTGCATGGAGTTCTTGAGAGCTTTTATGAGGGAAAGCTGATTGAGTTTCCTAATTACGTCTACAGGGTACATTCTGCGCTTGAGAGTCACTTTGGCCCTGCCAATTGGGAAGCAGAACGCAGCTTTAGCTTTGGTGGATACGGTGGAAAGGTTGACCTTATAGCTGAAAACATTGTTGTAGACTTCAAAAGCAAGGAAGGTGATTTGAGTAAGATTACCCCTTACCATGAACAAATTATGCAGCTTGCAGCGTATAGGATGGGTCTAGGCAAGCCTACAGCACGATGTGCAAACGTCTACTTCACGGAATCTGGTGACGTTCGACTAATTGAGCATTCAGAGCAAGATTTATCTGATGCTTGGGAGTGTTTTCAGTATCTTCTTGCTTTCTACAAGAAGAAGAACAACATATAATCAACGGGCGGGGAACGCTAGTGTCCCTCCCTCCTTAGCCTAGTTAGTACCCGCACCCCATTTTGCAAAAAAGCAACAAAAGTGAAAATAACGCTTGATTTGATTATTTAGCTAGCTTAATATCACTACATGGCAACAACGCCATAGGATGAAAAGGAAGAACATGATAGCGAAAATTGAAGTGTGGTTTGATAAGTCCTACAAATGTTGGTATGTCACTTCATACAACGAAGAAAACAACCAATATGACGAATCTAAAGATTTTTACAAAAAGTCAGACGCAGTTGCTTTTGCTAAAAGTTTGTTACCAAAACTTGTAATTGAAACTAGAAATTAAACTTAACGGGGCGTAAGCCCCATCACTTAGGAAGAATCATGCACATATCGCCAGAATCAGGAAGAAACGACAACATCCACGGTGACGAAGAATACCGTGAGTTTTTAGGTGCAGAAGCTGTTGACATCTACGATGTGATTTTTGCAATAGAAAAAGGTGGCAGCACAACTGACGGCACTAGCCACCACGAATGGATACATCACATCTGCGAAGGTGATGAAATCACTACCATCATGCAGCACATTATCAAAAATCGTCATAAGCCTGAGTTTGGCGAGATTATGAACGAAATTGAAGCAGCAATTGAAGGGTGGTTGCCATGAAAAAAATTAGCCCATTTGTAAGCGAAAACAACAACCTTAACCGTGACAACTACGGTTATTTTGCTAACCAATCTCACCCTAACTGGACGCTGCGCTCACCTAGAGTTAGTGAGCATGGTGCTTACGAACCCAATAGCGACAAAATACCTGTGTCAGCTTGGTTTGGTTCTGCGCTTGTTGTTGGATGTATCTTTCTTGCTATGTTTCTGTGAGGCTATGATGACCAAAATAGACGCTGTTTACCTGCATCTTAAAAAACATGGACACATCACAAGTTGGGAGGCTATAAAGCTATATAAAGCTACCCGCTTGGCAGACATTATCTATAAGCTGAAAGCGCAGGGTTTTAAGATTGTTACTTTGATGGTTGAGGGTGAAAACACTCGTTTCGCACGTTACTTTATAAAGGATAGAAAATGAAAAAATACATTATTGGCGTAGTGTTAGCTTTATCAGCCTCCGCAGCTTATGCGGCTTGCGTTACTAACACTACGTTTTCAGGCGGCAGGATGATCGTATGCACTATTTGTTGTTATTCAGGCAACTGCACCACTACCTGTTTTTAAGCAAGCATTGAAGTCGATTTAACTTTTACTTGCGCTACACGATTTAACCAGCCTTTGCCGTAAACTTGAAAATCTTTAAGACTGCGGTAAAAGGCTTCTTTTCCCTCGCTAAATTTCTCAATTAGCTCAACAGGGTCAGCAGCTTGAATTGCTGCCATTGAAACAGGGCCAAGTCCACCATCAGCAGGTACACCTACAGCAGCTTGCAGAATCTTGATTGATCGACCAGGCCCTGCATTGACACCCATATCAAACACCATGTAGTCAATGCCGCTAGGTAGCTCGTCAGCACGAACAGCGTCCCAATACTTCTTTTTATACAACGGCTCGACATCCGCAGGGGTAAGTTTCTTCATTTGCTCATGCGTGACTTGGTGTCCAATATGCTGTTCCCAATTAAATTGGGTAACTCCAAGCATAGTGCTGCCTTTACGCCCGTCTGGTAGCTTGTTGCCGTTATCACGCTCATCGTCCGTAAATCCACCCTCAGAGGCAAGCATCTGCTCAAACGCTTGTTTCCAATTACTTTGCATTCTCAATCTCCTTTGTTTTCCTACGTTCAACCATGTCAGCAACCTTTTCAACGGTTCTGCCACCAAAATAAAACGACATTATGATAATTCCCCATTGTCCCAACAACTCAACATACTGTTTATGGGTGTCCATATCAAACGCTGACATCAGAGCAAACGTAAAATAGCCTCCCAAAATGATTAAAAGCGTCATAGGACGGATATTCTTGGATAGCCAGCTATCGCTACTCATATCCGCTAGATGACGCTTAGAAAGCTCCTGCTGCTCTGTGATGTCTGCGTTTAGTTGTGCAAGCTGACCAGATTGTTGAAGCTCTAATAACTTAAGTTTTGCCTGCTCCGCAGCGTTAGCGTCTGGAAAGATTTTGTCAATTATCTTTCCACCAATGTTCAGAATATCAAGAATCATGCTATCTCCTATTTTTGTAAGACAAGCCCACGGGCTACAACTTCCATAATGGATCGAGCGTATTCAAGGTCTGGCTCACCTGCCCAACCTAAAGTAATTTGACCGATGAATTGGCTAATGTCTGGGGGAACAGATACCCTACAGGTGAATCGCACACCTTGATGGATATACCAAAGCCCTGCTTCAGACTGTGGACGCAAGTAAGCACCGCAAGGGACTTCTCCAGCCATCAGTTTAATAACGTCAGCATTGTTGCTATGGTTGCCAGAAAACAAACCTACGTTTGTTCCTTCAAGCAACTTCTGTCTACCACCGTCTTTTGCATACGCTCTGACCAACACACGCTTGTTTAAGATGGGGTCAACAGCAAATATACTAACGGTTTCTGCTTTTGTTTCTCTGAACAGCATAGAAGCAGCGATGTCGAATCTACTCTCATCTAACTTGGGTAATTCTTTGCTTTTAAGGTAAGCACCAACCATGACACCTTGATGGGTATAAACAAAGTATCCAATAAAACCAAGCACACCCAAGAGGACAACCACGAACAGCTTAAACGGGCTGTTGATGTAACTAAGTACGCCCATTAGCGTATCTTTGGTGTCCTTGTGTTCCATTACTCAGCGGCTGCTTTTTGCGCTTCTTCTTTAGGTGCTGCGGCTTGCATAGCTTGAATCAATTGGAAAACTTCGCCATAGGGACGAGTTGCCAAATAGTTAAGAATTGCGTTTGCAAGCTCAATGCTGATTGTCATGTCTTTCATTATGCTGCCCAAGGAAGTGGGGGTGTAACGACAGGCGGATTAACTTGATTTTCAATCTGCTGCTCGATGTTAGCGTTAATTGCTGCGACTTGCTCAGAACCCATCATGTCCTGTACCCAACCTACTACTTGCGCTAGTGTGAGATCAGCGTAAGGCGTGAATGGTGACTTTGGTGTGTATGGATTAAGCGTCTGTGAGCCATATACTGTAGCGTACAAAGGTGTGCCAGACGTATCATCAACGCCATTTACACGCCATGCAACGGAGATGACTACGTCAGTTTCACCAAGTTCCTGTGGGTAGCAGGAGAGTTGTTCAATTTGCCATGTAATTGTGGTCATGTTAATTTCCTTCTAAAGTGTTTAAACGGGTTGTGAGGTCTTGGATTAGGGCTTGTTGTTCTTGGATTGCAGCGGTAAGAGTAGCCACAAGGAACGATACATCTATGCCCTGATACTGTGGCACTTGACGCTCGCCCATGACAGCCTCTACAGCCGCCTCAATGATCTCCCCGTCCTCACCAAGTACGGCGGGGATTGCAGGACTGATCTCGTACTGAACAGTACGCATCCCGTCTTTTTCGCCTGTCACGCAATCGGGGACTACGGCTTGAAGTTCGTGAGCGATAAAGCCTTGACCGTCAGAGCCGTTTGATTTCCATGTGTAAGTGCAGGGTTTGAGTTGTGCCACAGTAGCTAATGCGTTTTGCATTGGTGCTACGTTTTCTTTTAAGCGGTAATCGGATGTTGTGTTGTATGCAGTAGTAGTGCCGTTAGATGTAATTGAACCAACGTCAACACGGTTTGCAACCGAAAAAGAAATCAATCCTCCCGTAGCATCTGTATTCCAGACCAGTGCTGGTGTTCCTGCATTTTTAAAAAGAGAAAATCCTAAAACAGCTAATTTTTCTGAGCCTACCCAAAGTGATGTATTAGTATTGGCAATTCTGACAATTCCAGAGGATTCGATTTGCATACGTTTTGTGTTAGCTGTATACCAAGTATGAAGACCGCCATCCCCTGCGGTATGTGCAAGTTCCACATTATTTACAAACCCAATTCCGTAGCTGTTGCTTGTTTGAGATGCACTTACTGATCCGTCATCATAAACACGAATTGCGTTTGCATATCCGTTATTTCCAATAAATTGCGTTCCAAACGATAGCTTAGATGCAGGCGAACTCGTACCAATCCCCACATTACCGCTTGCATCCTTATAAATCTGGTTTGTACCAATCGCAATAACACCTGTGCCGCCTGTGAGTGTGCCTGTGTACGCAAGGTTGCCAAAGCTAACGTTAGTCGCACCGCTTGTAAGTTGCTCTAATCTAACAGCATCGTTTGCAGTAGTCGCAGCACCCAATCCAGTAATCTTAAAATTACTCATTGGAATGTTTGCAGTCACCGTTGTTTGACCGTCTTTTGTGATTACGTTGGTCAAGCCGTTTGCTAAGTCAGCGGTCAACAAGTTAAACGTTGTTGCGCTAATAACCGTACTAGCAACAACAGGTTGTCCTGCTGTGTTGATTAAGAATGTTCCAGTTCCGTTGTACGACATGATTACCTCTGTTCTTCGGGTTGTTGTTGACCAAGTTTAGTCGCAAGCATACGCAATGTGTAGGGGTCTAATGCAGCACCACCACGTTTTTGCAATGTTTGCATCATTTGCGAAGTTAAATCGTTTGCTCTGCCGCCTACACTTGTTTGTTTTAATGCTTCGGCAAGTCTTTGAGGCACACCAGCCGCTTTTCCGCTGTAATATGCAGCCTCACCGACAACCCTTGGCATTGCCAAAGGCACAGTCGCAAGATACGCAGGATTAGTCGCAGCAGAACCCGCAGCAGTAATAGCTGAACCAATGCCTTGCAAACTTCTAGGAGTCCATGAGCTAAGTGCTTGACCTGCTAATTGAGGCATTAAGGTCTTAGCACCTGCACCCTCTAGCATTTTTGCTTGCTCTACTCTGCGACCATAGTTTGTATTTGCATTGTTTCGCATAATTGATTGCAGCTTTCTAACTGACGTATCAATGTTTGCCCTGTTGCTCATGCTTAATGAGCTTTCTAAATCCATTAAGGTTTTAGTTGCCATTTCATATTCTTTCATTACTTTGGCATAGGTTGGCGCTTGAGCAGAAATGTCTTTTTTGATGCTGTTATAGACATCAGACACAGCACGATATTCTGTTGTCCCGGGTTTATGTTTTTCTAAAACTCCGCCTACAGCTTGTTTTAGTTGGTCAAAGCCCTCTGGCGTGTGATACTCAGAAGCAGGACGTGATTTCCAGTCATCAATAACTTGAGAAACGTCATCTAACGCTTTTGCAGCTTCAGGGTTTTTAAGCGCATTTTTGTAATACGCATATTTGTTAGCATCTACTAAAGTTTTGTCTATGTTGTTAAAATTTAAAACGCTTTGATCGTTTTTAATATCGACCATGCCAGACCTGTAAACACTATTACGCTGATCTCGCATTTCAGAAAGCGCACCTTTTGCACTATTGACTACGTTTTCAACAGGAGCATTTGATCTTAATTGATCAAGAAAAGCGTTTGCTTTTTCGCCACCGACAAAACCTGATTGTGCTGCTTCACGTATTGCTGCACCACCAGCGCCAGTAGTAAACCCTGCACCCTCAGACGCAAGCAATCCTGCTAATTTAATTGGTTTTGTAACAGCACTTGTAACCACATTAAATGGGTCAATTGTGCGTCCTACTTGTGCTGTTAATTTTCCTGCTTGTGTAAGACCAGGGACTTTTGCTGCCACAGAACCGCCACCAGTCATCATTAATGACAAGTCACCAAGGACGCTCACCGGATCGCTTGCTACGGCTTGTTTAAAGCCTTCCAAAGTGCCGTATCTTTTAGCGTATTCGCCACCAACAGCGTTAGCCATTGCTACAGCTTGGTCAATTTGACCGGGTTCTTTTGCAATAGAAGTAATAAACCTTTGCACTACTTCTGGCGTAATGTTTTTTAGCCCACCTGCCGCAACCATTCCAATGTTTTTAACTGTTTCTATAGGGTTTGTAACGGCTTCGTATAATTCTTTGCCGTACTTAACAGCACTTCTTGGAAAGTTCGTGATTGCCTCGCCTGCAACTTCCATTCCTGTCATTTTGGGCTTTACGCCAGCAATTTCCATCAATTGCTGATCGCTTAAACTTGAATAGTCAGGCGTAGTAGGTTGATTAACAATAGCCATTAACTGATCATCAGACATCTTGGAAAAATCAGGCTGCATTGACATTGCAGGCGGATTTGCATCAGACGTAGGATTTGCAGAGGCTAACAATTGCCTTGGGTTGTTTAATTGTTGCATGACAAAATCATTTGATTGACGAGGCTGTGGATAAGGGCTTGAGGGCAAACTTGCCCAAATAGGGCCAGATTTTTTTACAGCTGTTTCCCAATTTCCTTGTAAAACATCAGGAAGAATACCTCTTTCTTGCAGCAAATTTACCGCCGCTAAATCTTGACTACGCTCACCAAAGTCAGGCAAACCTAGCTTTTTTGCTTGTTCATCCCAAGTATTAGACAAAAACTGATAACGTCCTGCTGCGCTAGTTTTGTTTGGTCTACCAGTTGTTTCCGTAAAATCAAACAATTGCCTTGGGTGGTCTGCCAATGATTCAACCTTGCCGCCACCAAACAACGTGTTATAGCCGTGTTTCGTAGTGCCTTCAGCCGCTGAAATCATGTCCAAAAAGCTACGCACGTTTGGATTGTCCAATACGGGCAAAAGTTTTGATACGGCAGGATTAATTGGCTGAAAAGCATCCATTAGAATTGCCGTCCTCTTTGCTTGAGAATTTCAATTGCTTGCTCACGGGTAGGCATCATTGGTGCTTGTGTATTTTGATTTGGAACGCTGTATTTTTCGTTTAAAGTTCTAATTGTTATGATTGCAGCTTTACGGGTATCAGCAGGTATATTTGCATTCGCAATATCACCAGCAGCTTGACGGTACATTTCAACATCTCGATCCGATTGTGGGCCTTCCATCCGAGGCATTTTAGAAACCAATTGACCTGCAATGGCTTTTAGTTGTGCGTCAGATTTTGATGCTTGTGTACTAATGCCCGGAACTTCCAAAACACCCGTCATAAAGTTTTGCAAACGACCTGATGAAGCTGTATCAAGATATTTGTTAGCTTCATTAGTTAAAGACATAACATCTCTTGCACTTTCAGTTTTAACATCAGGTTTAGCCAATAAAGGTTTACCGCTAGCTGAAGCTGTAGCCACTTGCTCAACAGTTTGAAGTTGTGGCGTTTGGTTCGGGCCAGTCGCTGTTTCCTGTAACTTGAAACCCGCTTGAGCCGCAGCCCTAGCTCTTTCTTCCAAGCCAGTATTTTGAGCAGTAATTTCAGCAGCGTTTGCCACAGGAAATGCTTGCGCCACACCACTTGGGCTAAAGCCAAGCTGTATGTTTTCCGATACTTTTGGAATATTAAGCATTGAACCGCCAGCGCCACGCAATGTTGATCCCGGAGGAAGAACTTGACTAACATCTTTCTCTAACGCTTGTGAAAGAATTTGACGAGCTTGTGGACTATTTGGATCAACCCCAGATTCACGCAGCAATTTAGCAGTAGGTGTTGGCGAAGTATTTGCTGCAAGTGCCTTTACTAAAGCATCAGGAGAAATTCCCATTACTAAAGCTGCTTGTTGTGGACTCATTCCGGGCGGCACTAAACTGCTTAATTGACCGCCACCACCACTTGCACCGCCACTTGGCGTAAACATATTTTGAATTTGTTGCAATTGCGCTTGCCCAGCGGCAGCTTGTTGTGCAGGAATCTTGTCAGCAACAGAGCGACCCACATATGCCTTAAGCATTTGTGCCAACCCTTGCACGGGACTTGGTGGCACATAATGACCAGAAACCATTTGTCCTTGCGGTTGCTCTTGCAACGCTTGCTGCATCAAAATATCTGCGTAACGCTGATTTTGTTGAAGCTGATATTGTTGCTGAGTGACCTCTGGCCCCATAAGGTTAGCCATTGGGTTCATCATGTTTGTGGGTTGTGCCATGTTTTACACCATTAAGAATTAAGGACGCATGAATGTGCCAGTAGGCGCAAGCAATGCAGCACCACCTAGTGAGAACAGTCCTTGTGTCAATTGCGAATTAGCTGCGTTTTGTGCGTTTGCAGCACCTAGCGCAGCGTTATAACCTGCTTGTGCGCCTGCAAACGTTGGTGGTGGTGCTACTTGTGCGCCTTGGTATCCTGCAAACTGCGGAAGTTGAATCTGTGAGCCACCCATTAACCCAATAATCTCGTTTAGCGGTTGCGACCTTAACGCTGCTTGCTGCGCTAATGACTGCTGAATTGCTGCATTAGAAAACTGCGCTCCGCTTAAATTTTGACCATATAATTGTTGCTGTGCAGCATTGTTTGCTTGTTGTGCGTTCAAACCTTGGTTAAAGTTTTGCAGAACAGATTGGTTATAGAGCTGATCGGCTGTCACACCTTGACCAAAGTTTTGAGCAATTGCTTGGTTTCTAGCTTGGTCAGCCGCCGAACCTTGAGCAAAGTTTTGCGCTCTACTTCTGTTAAGCAATTCGTTTGCCGTAACGCCTTGACCAAAGTTTTGTGCTAACGCTTGGTTATATAACCCTGCACCCGCTAATTGGGCTTGGTTAGCAAATGTTCCTAACGTATTTTGTTCGTTTAAACCTTGTTGACGAGCAGACATATCCAAATTGATGCCTTGCAGCGCAGCTTGGTTATACAAGTCATTCTTGCTCATTTCACGATTGCGAAATGCTGTGTCGTATGCTCTTGTGCCAGGTGCAAGACCTTGGTTAGCTAAAGATTGCCTAAATGACGCATCGCCTTGGTCAAGCGTTGGCTGCAACCGCTGCAAAATAAGATTTTGTGCGTTTGTTCCTGCATTAATTGGCATTGCAGCTAAGTTTGATGTATCAAGCGAATATTGCAATGGCACTTCACCACGAGCCAACCCGTAAGTATCACCTCTAACGTTTGCTTCCGCTAGCCCGTAAGTTTCAGGTCTAGTGTTTGCACTAGCTGTTCCATACGTTCCTGCTTGTGTGTTTGCTCTCGCTGAGCCGTATTGATCTGCTGTTAAACCACTTTGTACGTTACCCGCACTTGGTACATTCATTTGCATAGCGGGTAAATTTGGATTGAACGGCGTTGACATCACATTTTGCGCTGTTGCAACACCTTGCTCACCCAAACCTGCCAACGCTCGTTGCACCCGCATTTGTGCGTCTAGGGTGGATTGAGCTTCTGGGGTCAGCGTTTGTGTAATAGTAGGAACGCCACCGCCACTCATGTAGGAGTTACGGTCAGGTGCTGCGCCAGCGTTCGCTAACGCTCGTTGGTATGCTTGGTCATTAAAATAAGTTTCCCCGCTACCCGCCCAGCCACCGCCTTCGCCGCCATAGTAACCGTTATCAACTTCGTAAAATTGATCTCTGTTTACTTTAGCGTTATATGAGGCTTGGTCAGCGTCAAAACGTGTTTGATCAAAAGTCGGGTCGCTATATGTAACGGTTTGAGTTCCAAACGGTGTATACATATTTGGATTGCTCAAGCGTGAGCTTTGCTGCGCCGCAGTTAAGTTTTGCTGACCTTGCTCTTTAGCAATTGCCGTGTAATCCGGAATTGGTGGCGTTGCGACTGACTTACCCATAGCGTACCCCTAAGAATCGGCAATCTTTTCGTGCCAATGTCATAAATATAATGTCACCCAATGGTGAACCGTCTGCAATTCGTGCTTCTTCTGCAAAACCCATATTCTGTACTAATTTTATGCTTTTTTGGTTATCTGTGACCACAGGGACAATGATTTTTTCTACATTTAGCACGTTAAAAGGATAGTCAAATATCGCTTTTAAATACGATTTTGTTAGCCTTCCTTCTGCTGCAATGTGACAAAAAACCGTTCGCTTGTTCCAGTTTTCGTAGATAACACCCGCAATTGTTTTAGCGTCCTTCTGTAAACCTATTGCGCTAGACTTTTCTGCAAAGTAGCCGCCTTGTATCTTGTCAGCAACCCAATTGCCAACCTCTGCGCCTTGCACTATATGCCAGCCCAGCCTGTCTGATAAACAATGTCCGTCGATGCCCAAAGTATCGTTACCCCTTGTGATGCGGATTTAAATTGTGTTGATCCGCAATACCCAATCCCTGTAATACCTTGCCAATTATTAGTAATGACGTTATTTTGACCCCATTCCGCTGTATCCCACAAGCCAACACCCCATAAAGCAGAGGATGATGGTGCAAATTCAATTGGTGTTGAGCTATCTTGCGTGTTGAAATCTACGTTCATTCCAATCGATACGGAGGGTATGCCATTTGTAAAAATACTAGGTCTAGCTCTTGTAAAGTATTTTTTTACGCCTCTGCTTTCAAAATAATTGAACGCTTGTAAAGCAAAGGTGTTTATGTTTGCACCATCATCCGAAAACGTGTCATCCCATGCGTGACCAACAAACCCATTACCGCCAAAATAGGGTTCATTGTTAAAAATCTCCCAACAATTAGCGTTCCAATTTGTAAAGTTGCACCACGCTTTTGTAATGTTATTCATTACATATTGTTGTTGTTGCCCTATAGCAACCGGAACGTTGACAGTCAAAGCATTGTGCTTTGGGTCAAATATCATTTGCCAACCAAAGGTATCACCATAAAGCTGTGCAGCTCTAGCAAATGCACCTTGAATTTTGTCTGACAAAGCAATTCTAGGGTCTAATCGTGATGATTGCAGACTTGCAGCAAGAGGGTAAACGCCGTTATAAGTCAACGCAACAATGTCACCACCGTACTTAATTAAGCAACGCTTACCGATGGGTTTACCTGTACGCCAGACACCAATTAACGCCCATTTTGTAGCGTCTGATGGGTCTGTGCCTGCGTAAACGATGACTTCGCCGTTAGACGTAATAAATACTAAGTTATCGTCTACGCCGTAGCCTGCGTCAATTGTCCAAGTGCCTACAGATACTAAATATCCACCAAGTTGTGCAACTGCGCTCATGTCAATGAAGTCAGCAACGCCTTGAATGGACAAAGTAGGCAAATACCACGCTTGCAAGGTTTCTTTTTGCGTAAACCAAACTTGGTTTTTAAAAGTTGTGATGTTTGTGAACGTTGTGTCATCAACACCCGTAATCGTTGGATTTGACCATGTTGTACCATCGTAAAGCAAAGGATGGTCTACGCCATTAACAGCATATACAAAGCCACCAGCAGGGGTTGTGACGTTTGTATATTCCCATTGTGCATTTGATAGACCTGTTTCTACCGCTGCGCCTACTGCACCGCCAAATGTCACATCGTAGATTGCCGTACCTACGCAAGCAAACAATTCGTTTGTTTCACCAGAAGAATAGCCTATTAAAGTTTCTACTTGTCCCGGTAAACCTGTTGCGTATTTTGTGAAGCCGGGTCTTAGGATGACATTATTAACGTTTGGGAACAAATTAGTAAGCTGAACAGCGTCTAACAAATCCATGTTTGCAATAGAATCTCTAGCGTTCCAACCGCCGACAGGAGAAGGCAAAGAAGCAACCTTCGCTGCGTTTCTCTGTACTAACGAATTGACACCTCTGCGAGTAGCCATAGTTAGTTAGGGCCGTAGCCCGTATCCGGCAGATTGTCATATCCAATTAGAACCGTTCCCGGTCTTGGCGCAAACGACAAGTTAGCAGCACTCATGTCTTGACCCATAACCGTTTCTAGCTCAGTCAGGAAGTTTCTGTACATTGCTGTCGTATCAAAGCCTTTAGCCTCAAAATACTTGAGCTTTGTCATCAGAACTACGACACGATCAGGATAGATACAAGTGTCTAAATCGTTTGTAAACGAGTTTTTAGGCGTACCGTCAGCACCTTCTGCCCATGCTTGTGAACGGTATTCATAGCCTAGTAGCTCATTTGTTGATACACCAGGCCATATTTGAAAAAAGTTACCTAACAAACGCCACCGGATACGAGGGCCAGTCGAGATATATCCCGATAGCAGCCATTCCCATTGCTGTGCGTCTGTTGGGCCTAACATCTCCCAATGCTTTGACTTATCCCAATGCGTTCTAGGAACACTTGCATCGTAGTCAGCAGGCAACGGATACTTTACTTTCATAAAGCACAAATCAGTACCCACATACGTTCCCGTAGAGGGCTGATTAACCGTCACTTGTGTTGGTGAGTCCACGCTTACAATGTAAGTAGCGTTTCCAAGACCGTTGCCAGTTACCTGATACGTTGTATCAAATCCTGCGGTACTTGGGATATTTGTAATTGTGTAAGTATTTAAAGCAACGTCACCTGTTGTATTGGTAAACGTTGTTGTAAACAAATGCTGCTTAGTTATTCTGCGCCAATCATGCTTTTTGAGCAATTCATAACCTGATGCGTTCATCAGAGCTAAGATTTGTACAACGTCCTGATTGGTGTTACCTGCCACAACGGAAGGTGTGGTTACGCCTAACTCATTTGTCACCTGAGTGACTAATTGCAGCATTGTTGACATTTAGTCCTCTTTCTTTGGTCTACCAACCTTTTTTTCAGCCATGAAAGAAGCAAGCTGTTCTTTTAATTCAGCTAACTCTTGCTTCGTTTTTTCCATTTCTACTTGGCTGTCAGACTGATTTTTGTTCATTAAATACGCTCTTGCACGTTCACGCAAGCCTGCTGCGCCCATGCCTACCTTTTGAAGTTGCATATCGGATGCTGTTGCCACCTGCTCAACGGTCTGAAACTTCAAAATGCTCAATTCTTCCATCTGCATCTGATTAAACTCAGCAGGACGAGCAACGTGCCATTCTTTTAGCGGAGTGCCAATTGCTTCTGCATTGTTGTTTTGCATTTGATAGTGCAACCATTGGCGAGGGAATCGCTGCTTATGGCTATCACGAACAGGTTGCTCAACAACGTTAGTCTTATCGCCTGGCACTACAATACGCACAAAAGGCATATCTTGATAAGGTTTCTGCACATCTGAACTTGGATGCTCAAAGGTGTAGAACTCTACAAACAATTGTGAATCTGCATTACGAATATCGCTATCTAGTCCCAAAATCCTCTCCCGTAGATAAAAAAAAGAGGGGAAAGGTTTCCCTAACCCCTCTGTACTATTTTACACCGATGCTTTGCTAAACCAAGCAAAATCACCAGAAACTAGCGCATAAGCGGGGCTTGTGTAAGCTCCACCTGTCGCAGTAACTAGGAATGTTGTTGGACTAACGGTACAAACAGCGGTTGACGCTGGAATGGATGCGTTAGCTTTTGCAAAAACATAAAGCAGACCATCTGAACCAAACGCTTGCAAACCCAACGGGCCTTCTGTTGGAATAGCAACTCCAGCAGAATTGAGGTTAGTGTTAGCGGTTGAACCAATGGTTGTGCCAATAATTGGCGAGACTGAATAAGCCATGATTTTTCCTTTAATCTTTGAATAGGAACGTTTTGCCTAGTTTAATGCGGCTTACCGTTGTTTGGTCAATATTAAATTTTTCAGCAATATATTGTTGTTTATAACGGTCATTTAAAAGACCTTTAATAACATCAACATCAGCATAAGTTAATTTACTTTTTGTACCACGCCGCTGCTTTTCATCCATATCTGCAATGTTATCTTTCAATGTTCCTAGAAACAAATGATCGACATTCACGCATTTACGATTATCGCAACGATGCAAAACATTTAGCTTTTCTGGATTCTGCTTAAATAACCTGTAAGCAACACGATGGGCTGGTGCGGCTTTTCCTTCGGTTTGAAATTTTCCATATCCACCCCGATTAAAACCTGCTTGCCATTCGTGACACCCAGAATCCATAACTTTTACTTTTGCTAAAAACCTTAACTTCTCATCAGACTTCGGTCTACCGCCAGCCATATAAAACCTCCAATTAGTAGAGGTATTATATGACTCTGCATAAAATTATGCAATCAAGCTATAAGCACTCCGTTGAACTGAGGGCCAGAGGACGTAAGGTTGCCGGCCCAGCCAATCAGCTTAACGATAGCATCTTGGTTGACAGCTTGACGCTCTCCACCAATCGGCACAAAGTTACGATCAACGTGAGGACGGAACATCATGTACTTGGTGTTCAAAAAGAACATATGGTTTGCAGTCGCATCGTTACCGATACCACCGTCAAGCACCACATCCGAAGCCATACCAGCACCGTAGTACTTAAGTGATGCAAAACCAGCACCAACGTTAGAGTTACCACCGTCAGTAATACGCTGAATAGCTTGCAACGACTGAAGATACAGACTGTAGTAGTTGTTGTCGCAAACGATCAAGTCAGGCTTGTCTGTTCCACGAATCAACTGAACGGCAACCGAATCCATGTACTTCTGGATGTTGGAAGCAGAAACAGCACCACCGTTAGCAGCACCAGAGAACGACACCGAACGCCAGAATGACCAAGTAGCACGATTAATGCCACCGTATGTGCCTGACGAAGGCGCATCAGGAACAGCCGCAGCCAAACCTGTGATGTTCTTGCCGCTGTTGCCAGTACCGTCACCGTAGATGTCTTGCGAAATACGGTTAGCTAACTGAGCTTCAGCCACTTGCATACGACCATCAAGCAAGTCGATGATTGCTTCTTTGCCGCTGTTCTGGATCATTTCCAAACCAGAAATCGACACAGCAGCAGCGTACTGAGTGATAGAGAATTGAGCAGCCGAAATTGGGCTGTTCTGGCTAACGTTCAACACTTCGTAACCCGAATATGAGTTAGTGTTGTCGGTAGCTGCATCGGTATACATAATTTCTTGCAAAATTACGTTACCACCAGAAAACGTCTTAACGTTGCCACGTTCTTTGAGGCGGCGCAGCAAAGCGTTGTTGTTTGTTACGTTGTCAGCAAGCTCACCACTACGGCTTTGAATGTTAGTCGCAATGATGTCGCTGATCGAGCTATTGGCAAATGCCATAGTAATCTCCGATTAGGTTGTCAAAAGCGTTCATTTAGTCCGTCAAATGCTTCGGCTAATAATGAACGTCTGTCTTGCGCTTTGGCTGCCGTGTTCACTCCGGGTGTAGAGCTTTTTACGCTGACCGCTGCCGCCCTCGCAGCTTTCGCTGCTTTGTTAGCTGAATCTCGTTTTGCTGCTTCAGCTTGAGCTTGTGTGCTTTGCTGTAGCTTGCTAGACAAGGATTCATCTAGGCGTAATGCTTTGTTGTACGCTTCGTCCAAGTTTTGAGCCATCCCCGAATTTAGGAGTTGGATCATTGTTGGTCTAGCTTCTTCAAAAAACTCAGCTTTCTCAGAAAAAGCACTAATTTCGCCCAAAAGAGCTTGGTTTTGTGCTGCTTCTTGCTGCTGTTTCCATGACATCACTTCATTACGGACGTTATATAGTTCGTTTTGAAGCATTGACACAGTAGGGTCAACAGGCTGTTGTTGCAGATTGTTGATTTCCCCTAAATTTACACCATATTGCTGCGAAAGTGTAGCAAACATCTGCGCTTTCTGTTGTGCAGAGCCATGACGCAAGACGTTATCAGCGTCCATTAACGCTTTTATTGCTTGCGTTGGTTCGATGCCAAGCGACTTGATGTTGTTTTGATACGGTTCGATAGCTTGTTGGATTTGGTCAGCAAACTGAGCTTTAGTAAGTAAAGGTTCTACACCTTTTTTCATTTCTTCTTCACGTTGCCAAGCGTATTCTTTCAATCTTGGGTCAGCGGTTTGCCAAACTTCGTGATAATCCTTCTTCCACGATGCGGGGGGACGCTCCCATACAGCAGGTTCTGGGGCTGGTTCTGATTGCACAGTTTCAGCGGGTGTTGCCTCTACTTGCGGTTGTGCATCGTCAAACTGCTGAGATAGTAGCTCTCTACGGTCTGGTTGCCCAACATTGTCAGCTTCGCTCATTCTTACTCCCTCAAGTATATTTTCTGCGTAATTGCGTCAAAATCTGTTGTGCTTCTTTATGTGTCATATTGCCTAACTGTTGGCGCAACACCTCCCTGCGGTTGTCCTGAGA